TCGATATCAAAAACATCTGGGTAGATTAACCTTGACCCAACTAAAGTATCAAACACCCTGTTAGGTTTAAGGTCTGGATAGAACTTTAGTAACTGAGGTATGTCATACTTTATTATGTTATGACCAATGATGCATACTGCTTTGTTTAAAGCATCAACACCTTCTCTTAGACTACCAGTGCATTGTTTGGTGTCACTGTAAGTTGAGACTACATTAGAATGTATATCTTTAATAACTATGCAGTGTACCTTGGTTGCATCTAGACCATCAGTTTCTATATCAAAAACTAATTCGCTCATTTGTTTCTCCTATGTTGTTAATGTAAAGTGCAGAGTCTTACTGATATCCGCTCCGCTGCTTCGTTCTCCTCTTCTAAAACTCCAAGGGCTGAATCAATCATTAAGTAAGAGGGCAACGATGCTACCTCTATCTCAACGTGCAATCCTGGATTCTGCATTACTTCTGCCAATGCATCCATGATGACCTTCGTCCACTCAAGACCCTTCTCATCAAAACTCTTGGACATATGTAGACTCCATCAGAATACCTTTGGTTGTGTCGTAAGTTAATGTACCTGCCTCACCACAATCACCACTATGTCTATTCTTCAAAACTCTAACAGTAGTCTCATGTTGGTTCTCACTGTCTTGCTGATTTCGTTCTAGTCCTAAAACCATATCGGACAGTTGAGCAATGGCGTGTGAACCTCTCAAAGAATTTAAGCTTGTCATCTTACCTGCTTCAAATCCTTCATCACCGCTTGGCCTACGCAAGTGAGACACAAGCATCATGCCTACACCTGTCTCTTCAGTAAGACAACGTAAGGCAGTCATTGTATTGTCAATCAATCTACGCTCATCACCATCGGCAATAGAACTTACAATGATTGATAAGTGGTCTAAGAATATCCAACCACATTCACATCCTTTGGCAAGGTATCTAATCTTCGATAACAAATTGTCAGCCATCGATGAACCAAAGTGATTGTATAAAAAGAACCTGCCGTTACCGACAGTCGCATCGAAAGTATTTCTAAAGTCTTCATCCGTCACACCTTCTCTTGATAGGTGCAATGGCTTTTGCATTTCGATACCCATAATACCAAGGGCAGTTCTTTGCATTGACTCTTCCAATGCTACATAGCCAACTGTCTCACCTTGTTTAAGTAAGTGATGTGCTATCTGTCTAGCAAACAAACTCTTACCGATACCACTACCTGCGGTCACAGTTACAAGTTCTGACTTTCTCATTCCACGGGTACGCCCGTTAAGATTTTGAAAAGGATAAGGCACTGACTTGGTGTCATCAATCTTGTGAACGATGTCATAGATATCTGCACCCGATACAATACCGTCTGGTGTGTATGGCTTTGCATTCCAAAATGCTTTGACAAGTTCTTCGCCTTTGCCTTCAACCAACATCTCGTTGGCATCCTTCAAACCAAAGTTCATTATCTTTGCTTTTTGTGGTGCAAATAATTTAGCACATTCATCCGCAGCTTCACGCCCGTGAACGTCTTGGTCAAAACAAAATGTAATAGTTTCAAATTTATCTAGCCATTCCATGTTAGCTTGGATGTCACGCTTCGCACCCTTGCTACCAGACTTGATTGAAACTACAGGCCATTTGTTACCAAGCATTTGACTCATGCTCATGGCATCAACTTCGCCTTCGCAAACTGTCACGTTCTTGCCCGAACCAAATAGGCTCTGACCAAACAGTTCAGTTTCTTTTGCTGAACCTAACCATTGGAAACTCTTATCTGGGTAACGCAACTTCTGTGCTTTTATATTACCTTGCTTGTCATGGTAATTGGCAATCTGTACAGGCTTACCGTTGTACTTGCCGACCCTATAATTAAATTTCTTAATGGTGTCTAAACTTAAACGCCTACTACTAATAGCCGATAAGTCACCAGTGATAAGTTCACTGGGAACACTTTCCGTTTCCATCTGTTCTCCTATATGAATTGAAGTATGCTTGCCACAACCGAAACAATAACTATGCCCGTCACTGTAGACTGCTACGTTATCTTTGCTTCCGCATGAATCACATGGAGCATGATGGACAAAGTCACTTTCCATCTTTGTCTCCTAAATAAAAAACCCTAGGCATCTTGGTGAACCAAAAAGACCTAGGGCTGTACGACACACAACTGTAGTACATGATTGTTGTAAAATTTTTTGCCTGTTTATGCAACTGGTTTCTCATAGAGCCACTCCGTTGGTATAAACTTGTCAGCGTATGGGAATCCGTTTCGCTCACACCACATAGCGTAAGTTGTCTTAGACTTCTTAGAAATCCTGGACTTGCTATTGCTGAAAACAAAACGGATATCCCTCTTCGGATGATGTTTCTTTACGAGTATCATCTTCTGACGGTCTGAAGTTAGAAGCTGACCTTTGCATTCAATTATGATTCCATTGTTAAGAACAAAGTCGGGAGTGTACCTATGTTCTTTCTCTGGACGGACATAATTAAGAACCAACTTTTCATATTCAAAGGGGATAGATAATGAATTAAGTTGATTTGCAACGGCCTCTTCTAACCCAGACCGATACTTAGAAGTCCGATTCGCTCTTTGAATCCTCTGATACTGATGCATCTTTGGTTTCCTCTTTTTCTTGAACGTATCCTACTTCCTCATCGAAACCAAAGCGACCTGCACCGCTCGTACCTTCTACATACTGGATGACTTGAACAGCCCTTAGTCTAAGACTAACTCCTGCTCCAACCATTGATGTATAGTACGGAGCAATAGCACCGTTCACTTTCATTTCAGACCCTGCGTAAATGTTATGCTCTAGCATGGGCGTTCCCTTCGCATCAAATACTGCGGGTTTATATGCAGCTTTTGATTTGAATTTGATAATGACTTTACCAGTTGGGTTACCCTCTTGGTCTAGTTCATCAGCGTAAGGACGATTAGCTTCCTTGCATGGTTTGCTACCAAGCTTCTTCTTCTGTTCCTTAACATTCTCATCATAAACAGAATCGATTTGTGTGATAACAGGTTGAGCATCTTCTTTAGTAAGAATGAGATTCACCTTGTATTCACCTTCCTCATTAAACTTAGTATCTGGAGTAGACAGATAAGGAAAAGCTGCCACTCCTACTGGTGTTGTAAATGCATTTGACATTGCCATGTTTAGTCTCCTTGTTGGTTAATAATAACCTTCGGATAATCTTTACCCTTCAGTCTAATAGGGAAGGTATTGTATCCGTTGGCGGATTGGTTATGCGAAAAAAAAGTCACTGCTTAATACCAAGTCTAAATCAAAGTCACCTTTTGGTGGTACTTCGGGTAGCTTTTTCTTGCTCTTTTCATCTAGTACAGGCTCGACTGATTGCTTGATACTTTGCAACAAATCGTAGTCCTTATACATCTCAACAAATGTAGAACGGATGCTATCTGCAAGCTTGTCGCAGTCGGCAGCCACAGTTCCATATGAGTCGTGTACATTACAGAATGACTGAACACCTTTTTGTAAAGCATCGACTGTTGTTAAAAAGAGATGGGCAGAATCCTGGGAATGAATTGCATTAGGTGGCAATGAATTACCTGCTTTTAAAACTGCAAGCTTCTCTGTCTCCTCATGTATCCTTGGCCTTATAATCTCACCAAACAATTTAGTCTCGACCCTCTTTAACCGTAGTTCGGGATAAGATTGCACGACAGGAAATCCAGAAGGTGATACCCATCGTATCGGTAAATTATTTTTTGCCATTATCCTTGCGGTCTTTTGCAAGTAGTCCATAGACACACGGGCAGAGTTTATTATCTCACCAATTGAATCCCAGATGATGCCCGACAAAAATGTACAGGCTTTAAACTCTTGTGTGCCAAATGGATGTACATCACCCTTGTCTCCACGCTTAGTCAAATCCTCAAGCACAAAGTCGGAGCAACTGTATCTAGTCGAACCATACGGCAAGGTCATTATTGCTCTTTTACAGGTAGACCTTTTGACTCCGTATTTAATCCAAAGCATAGCAAGCGGGTTGTCTATCTTGGTTAGTGCTTCGGTAACATTGTCAGCTACAATCTGATAAACATCATTAGGAACATCACCAGTTTGTATAAGATTTACGGCTTGAGCTGCAACAGGGTCACGTTGGATTGCACTGTAATGTTGGATGCCGTTACAACTTCCATCCATTGAGCAAATGAAACGAGACACATATCCATAGCCATGCTTTTGAAACTCCGCCCACTCTTTGCACCATGCTAAGAATGACCAAGGCTTGTCTGCCTGTTCCCACTCACGGTGGGTGTAAGGGTCTTCGGCTATCGCTATGAATGAATCAGAACTATCATTGACCCACTTGACCCGTACATCGTAACTATCTTTGTCATAGCCATACAGGTTAGCACCTTGAACACCAAGCCAGAAAGCCCCGTTGTTTTCTTCGGTGATTGGCTTACCGTTAGCAAACAAAAGTAATGCCTTTGCATAGTCTACTGACTGACCGTTTAAATAGTTTGGCACATGATATGCCCGACCCCGAAAGTCCAAGGTGTGTGGCATATAGATTTCTGGTTCATCTTTAAATTTACCTGCAATCCAAAGTACCTTGCTCAAGTGCAGCCGTTTAGATTTTATCCTCGCATTTTCCGTATGCACCTTGACAGCTTCCGAACGGTAGGCTTTACGAGCCTTCGCATTCTCCGCAATGTCATGCGGTTTCTGCGGTAGCGGGAGTAGTTCGGCTTTTGGTAACCCGCCAACATCGATGCTATTATCCCAAACATGGTTTAATACCTCATATATAAAAGTGTTA